CTAGTTCTTTATATGTTTCGCTTAGTTTTTTCATATTTATAATTTAGAGATACAAAGCACCCCATCGGAGTAGCCTATATCGGTTGCGTATCCTGCCTCGATAAAACGTCTCTCCATATCGTGAAGTATCAGGTGGTAGTGGCACTCTTGGTAGTCGGTTGGTACGTATATGCGAACGACTATTTCGAGCGGTTCGTTTGGGGTCAGCCCCCATCCTATATGTTTTCTTTGAAATGTTATCTTCATAGTGCTTTTAGTTGTTGATAAGTGATGACGTTTTGTTAGTTCCCCCGAAGTCAACTCTCGGTTTACTTCTAGGGTGTGAGCTTATGTGAGTGTTTGTGAGTTTATATTGTCACAATTCATTGGGTCAACTTGTGACAGCAACTCATTGTATTTTTCTTCTAGTTCATCCAATGCTTCTTCAAGCATTGAATCTAGGTTGTCGTACGGCTCGGCGGTGCATCGTGCCTGCCAGTATTCCAGTTTAATCTTCTTGGATAACTTCATCGATTGGTATGCCTGCGTCTAGGCAGGCTTCATTGAGGCTCCTGTGATATACAATGCAGTCCTTAGCGTTTGAACGCATACGTTCGTGCACTCGGTCCAGTCCCTTAGAGACACTGGTACGGTGCCTGTTAACGCAGCGTGCAATCTCTTCGTGAGTGTACCCCTGCAGGTGCATCAGATACGATGCTGCATCCCTTGCGTAGGATGCCCGTTGAGTACGGGACTTACCCCGAATGACATTAGATGTAGTGCAGAATTTTTCTGCGGCGATTTCGATTAGTGTTATTTTATTTAGCATTACTTTATTATTCCTACGCAGTGATATAGTTTGAAGATTCCACGAACGTCACGTTCGCCTTCTCGATTTTTAGCAACTGAGTATTGCAACTCAGTGTATGGTCCGACTGAATCGAACTTCTTAGCGGACTCAACGTCCCCTCCTTCTGGCCACATAAGTACGACTGCGTCTGCGTCATTCTCGATGTCACCAGAATCCTTTAGATCATAAAGAGACAGGCCGCTTTCACGCTTGGCACCCTCTCGGTTGACCTGCGCTAGTAGTAGTATACCGATGCCTAGCTCTACTGCTATCTGCTTAATCTTGTGAGAGATGTTTGATATACCCTCGGTCTTACCTACGCTCTTCCCGAATGGGATTAACTGCAGGTAGTCAATGACCACCAGCTTTACCCCGTGCGTACGGACCAGTAGCCTGATCTGACTTCTCAAATCATCTGCACCCTTGACGCTGTGCACAGTATAGATTGGCAGTCCATCAAGCAACTCGGTTGCTGCGTGCACGGACTTGAGCTTTGCAGGTGTAGCTACGTTCTCTTCGACTTGGCGGAGGTTGACCCCACTTAGGGTCTGCAGCATACGTCTAGCAATCTGCTTCTGAGGCATCTCAAAAGAAAAGATAGCGGAAGGTACAGAATCAACTTTGCTTGCACGCAGTGCAATGTTAATAGCCACGGCGGACTTACCACAAGAGGTAGGTGCAGCGACAATGCAGACTTCACCTGCACCGATGCCGCCCATCCCGAGCTTCTCATCTAGGTGCTTGATGTGCGTCTTGACTACGTCCTTGACGTATGTGCCCTCCTGCATCTGCTTGAACTCTTCCTTTAGTAAGCTAACGGAATGAGATATCTTTTCGATATCGGATTGGTTGCTACTGCATAGGTTAAGTACAGTATCAACCTCGCCTTGGATCTCGGACGAGTCCAGTTGCTCAGAAGCGGCACGTTCAGCGGCCATCCTATAGGCACGGTGCATCTTGCGGAGGTTGCTCTTCTCCTTTACGATGCTTGCGTAGTTGCGGATCCTGAAGGGTGTGTCAGCTCCATCGGCCAGTGCCATTACTCCTACTACACCTCCGACCTCGTCGATGCAGTTGTTGACCTTGAGGCGTTCAACTAAATTGATTTCATCAATTGGTTCTCCTGATCCTGCTAGGTCTGCAATAGCTTGGTATGCTAGTTGGTGCCGCAATGCATAGAAGTCATCGGCCTGTACTAGGCTAGAGATACTGTCGTATGCGTCAGAGTTATCTCCGAGTAAGCAGCAGGCAATCAAGGCCTGCTCTGCTGATAAATTATTAGGTAGTTCTGTGTCTGCTTCTATTAAGTTCGTCATAGTTTTTCATAGTTTAAAAATCCTAAAGCCAACTGGAGGGTAGGACTCCAGCTGGCGGTTAGGGTGTAGTTATGGTTGGCGTTCTTGAGATTGTCTCTCAAGCATACCTAAGGCAACCAGTGAGTAGCCGATTAGATCTCTAAAGATATCAGCTGTCTGGTCACCCTTGGTGCTTACGGATAGTTTGCCGTCCCTGCAGTAGGCCTTCGCCCTCTGGAACTTGTCAGCCATCCGTACGCATAGACCAGTGAGGGGTTCTACACCGAACTCCGAGCTTTCATCGAAGTTCGCAAAGGGGTTGCCGTTATCTTGGCCGCCCGTGTAGTCACTGTTCTTTTTAGCAGTGAAGCTGAGTATTTCATCAACCTCGTTACGGCGGAATTCCTCCCACCATTGCTTATCAAACTCCATATATTAGAAGTCGATAGGGTCATCATTGGTAGGGGCAACTCCAGATGATACTACTGGCGCCGCCTCCTTGGGGTCGAATGATACCGACAGGAATGGCAGTCCATTCTTGCTGGTCTTCTTCCACGCCTTGAACCAGAACTCCTTGCCTTCAATTTCGCAAGAGCCATTCAAGTCAGGGTGAGTCTCCTTCTCCTTACGGTTGTTAGGGAAGAGTGCACCGCTGTTGTTGTTGTCGTATTGCTTATCCATTATATTAACCCATCCAGGGTTTGTGTTTTCTTTTTGTAGGAAGGTTCGCCCTTCCCGTGAGTGTTTGTTGCATCGGGGTCTTTGGTGTCGTCGATGCAAAGAAGTCCGTTGAGTGCATACTTGCGTGCATAGGAGGAAGCCGAGCCAGTGATCTGTGCTTGATCCATCCCCTTCTTTGTGACTGCGTGCTCAGCGAACCCGTCAGAAGTAAAAGGTGTACCGCCATCGTGATGCAGTACAGCTGTAGCCTTAACGAAGATGCGTCCTTCAAGTGCCTGCAGTGCATCAGTCAATATGATTGCCGCTCCGTGCTTCTTTAGTAGTGGCTTGACTGCAGTGAGGATATCCTCGGCAGAGCGGTATGAGTAGTTGCCAAAGTTATTCCTTTGACCCTTAGGAGCTTTCAGCTCCGACTGTATTTCTTGTAGTATGTTCATATGTTTTATTGGTTATTGGTTAGTTCAGAATAGTTTTCTGGGAAGTTCAAGCCCTCAAGATGAAAGCCCTGTGAAAATGCATAGGAATCTCTAGCGATTGCTGCGTCTTTTTCATTATGGAAGTGCCCGATATTCTTGGATATCCCTTTAGCCTTACAGGAAGCTACCCATTTTTTCCTTACCTTGTCCCAGTGTACCCCTCGAAATTGAGACGAGCAGCCCTTTATCTTTTTTTTAAATGCTTGATGATTTTTTCTATTAGTTACCATCCGTAAATTATCAATCCGATTATTGCTAGGATCACCATCAATGTGATCAACGGCAGGAAATTTGTTAAATTCCTCTAGGAAGGCGGCGGCTATAATTCTGTGAACGCTGTAATTTTTATCACCGACCCATACCTCCATCCTGTTTCTGCAAAATGTGTTTCTTCCTCCGAATGTTCTCTTGACTTTCTTGTAATATGGTTTAGTGATGCTCCCGTCTGCGTGAGCAATGATCTCAACTCCATTAACTGTAATTGTTTTTTGTTCCATAGTTTTTTGTGTGTTACTGGTTATGTGCATTGCCCTATAAAAGCAGTGCGAAATAATACTGTGCGATCACCTGCATTTTTGCAAGAGTTAATATCGTGTTGTTCGCATTTCATTTCAAATAATATCTTCAACTGCGTATCCTTTGGAAGTCTTTTAAAGCGTTTGCATTTCTGTGTCAATCCGACTGGATGCATTACGTTCGTCCTAGCATTCTCTAAGTAGTCTGCTAGGGCACGCAGTGCCTCTGGCAGGGTAGCTTTTGAATTGTTTCTGCCGAACCTTTTCCAAGAGTTCTCAATTTTGCCAGCCCAAGCGTTGCTCTGCCTGTGTAGCACGCCCCTTATCATTCCAGTGTCGTGGCAGTGATCGACCACTGAATCATTGAGGACGCACTTGAAGATCGGGCACACCTTCGGGAGGTTCTGTTGTCTCCACTCTTTAAGTTTACTACTCGGTAGGTATTTCATTTACGCTTAGGATTTGTACTTGTGCTTTATGCTTTGTCCTAGTCCAGCCCTGCTTGTCGGGCTTCTTAGGTGCGAAGTATTTGAGTGCCTGCTCCTTGGTGTGAGCGTGC